CCCTCCGCCCCGCATCCTGAAGCGCGCCGCGATAAATGCCGCCGTGGTTGCGCGATAAATGCGCTGCGCCACGGTTTCACCCTATCCAATCAAATTGCGCATGGTGCAAGTCACTCCCAGCTCCTGATGATCAGCTCGCCGCTCGGCTTGGCTTTCGTGTCGTTGCCGGCAAGGGTGTAGCGGATCTCGACGCGGTCCATCGGTAGCCCTGCGAAGACCTCTCGCATCTGGGCGATATCGTTGACCGAGATGATCATGCGGCCTTTGATGCGTCGCGCTGCTTCGGCCATCAAACGGTATTGCTCCAGGCCGAACTCGACGCCGTAGCCCTCGGTGCCTCAGTAAGGCGGATCGCAGTAGAACAGGGTGTGCGGGCGGTCGTAGCGGTCGATGCATGCTTGCCACGGCAGGTGTTCGATGGTGGTTTGCGACAGGCGCAGGTGGGCGGCGGAGAGTTCTTCTTCGATGCGCAGCAGGTTCAGGCGCGGGCCGCTGGTGGTGGCGGTGCCGAAGGTGCGGGACTCGACCTTGCCGCCGAAGGCGAGCTTCTGCAGGTAGTAGAAGGTCGCGGCGCGCTGGATGTCGGTCAGCGTTTCGGGCGTGGTCATCTTGGCCCACTCGTACATCTGGCGGCTGGTAAGTGACCAGCGGAACTGGCGCACGAACTCGTCGAGGTGGTTCTTGACGACGCGGTACAGATTGACCAGGTCGCCGTTGATGTCGTTGAGTACTTCGGCCTTGACCGGAGGTTTCAGGAAGAACAGTGCGGCAGCGCCGGCGAACGGCTCGACGTAACAGGTGTGCTCGGGGAAGCGCGGCAGGATGTGTTTTGCGAGGCGGCGCTTGCCGCCGATCCACGGGATGATGGGTGCGGGTTGTTTGTACATGCTGCAAGTCCTTTTCACAGTGTCAAAGTGCCTGTAGCGTTAACCCGCCTCGCGAGGTGGGAGGGTCTTCGGCCACGACTTGCAGGGTTGCTCTGCTTGTACGGGTGGTCGGTCGGGGTGTTCCCGCACCCCGGCCGGTCGCCCTCTCTTTATTGCGTTCTCCTCTCCATCACGAGGCCATTTGCGCCCAGTGCACCGTGACGCTGCCGGCCTCGACGCCGTCGACGGTGGCGGTGAGCGTTGCCGTGAAGACGGTTTCGTAGTCCCACGGATCATCGAACAGCAGCACACACGACGTGCCGGACAGCACCGGCTCCCAGAGATCGGGATCGGACTGCACCGTGACTGCCGATGAATCGCTTTCCAGCGCCCACACGATCTCCGCGCCGGGTGCTGCGCCATGCACGGTCGCGACCAGGACCATCGTTTGATAAATGCGGTAGATCGCAATCGGGGTGATCGGGGCGTCGCCGGGGCGCCATTCGTGCAGGTTGGCCCAATCGCCTTCGGCGGGGTCGGAACCCTTACGTGCGTCGCCCCATGCGGCGTTGGTGGCGGCGGACCATACGACCTGAAGCGCGCCAGCGGGCGGTGTGCTGGCTTCGGGTTCGGGTTCGGGTGCCGCGAGCGGGCGGATGGGTTGCAGCCGGATCTTGAGGCCGAGGTTGGGGGTGCGCTGGATGACCTTGGTCATACGATCACGTCCAGCTCGAAGGTCGCGTATCCGGCCAGGTAGACCGTGAGGGTGTGCGGGCCGCGTTCGGTCTTGAATTGCACCTGGCCGAGCCGGTCGGTGGTGCGGGTGTCGATGCCGTCGAGCGTGACGCTCGCGCCTGCGAGTGGGTTGCCGGCGTCGTCGGATACGGTGAACGTGGCCACGCCGTCCTTGTAGAGGGTCTGCTGCACGGCCTCGGCTTTGTCGATCGCGCTGGCGTGGCTCAGGGTCTCGATGGGCGGTGGCGTGCCTGCCGAGCAGGTCAGTGTGAGCGCGATGCTGGCGGCGCCGTGGCCGGTCGACAGAGACGTGATCATGGCTTCCCCCTGGGGGGCGTGCGGGTGGTTGAGCGTGACGGTGTCGCCCAGCGCCCAGGCTTGGCCGCGCGCCTGCAGGGTCGCGTTGATGCTCCAGCGCGGGCGCGCCATGTCTTGCAATCTGGCGGTGCCGATCGCGAGCGCGTCGCGGCCGGTGCGCACCGCCGGCAGATCGATGTCGACGACGATGCGGCCGTGGCGCTCGATGGCGGCGGGGGCGGCCAGTGTCAGCGCGGCGCGTGCTCGGCCGTCCGAGTCGTCGCGGGCGTAGGTGATGCGCGCGACCGTGGCCAGCGTGGTGCTGTCGCTGGCGGCGTCGATGCTGTCGAGGCTGGCCACATCGAGCACCGCGACCGGGGCGCCGCCGCCGGCGCGGCGTGCCATCAACGGGGAGGCGGTCCAGACCGCGCCGAGCGGCTCGATGACCGCCGCCAGCGCCTGGCGCAGCGTGCCAGCCTGGTTGAACACGATGCCCAGCGTCAGCGCCGGGTAGTCGTCACGCAAGCCCTGGAAGGCATCGACCGGCACGCTCCAGCCAGCGGCGCCCAGCAGGTCGGCCGCGATGTCGGCCGGGTGTTCGAGCACCGCGCCGGTGAGCGGATGCAGGCGACCGGCGATTGCGGCCGCGAGCGGTGCGCCGTCTTTCGGGGGCTGGGTCAGGCGCAGAGTGGCGATCGGGTGGCCGGTCGCGTCGAGCCGCTGCACCAACTGCCAGCCGTCGATCGCCTTGCCCGCCACCGTCACGCGCTCGACGCCGGCGATCGCGTGATCGGCGAGCAGCCATTCCAGCCCGGCATCATCGAGCGGCACCGGCGCGATCGTCACGCGGCCATAGCACCACGGCAGCAGCGTGTCGGTGCGGTACCGGGGCAACTCGGTCGAGCGGCGCAGCGGCAGCGGGTCGGTCAGGAGCAGGGGCAGATCGGTCATCGTTCCAGCGACACCGAAATGACCGCAGCCAGGCGCACCGCCTGCACCACACCGGTAAACAAGGGTAGCCCGTCGCGGGTCAGCGTGGCACGGGCGCGCAGTGGCGGCAGCGCGAACAGCTCGGTCAGCTCCCCGCGCGCGTTGTCGAAGGTGACTTCCACGTTCGGCACTTCACCGTTCAACGCGGCGCGCTCGGTACCGACATCGAGCAGTTGCGGCTCGGCCAGCACGATGGGCGGCACGGTGGCGATGCTGATCTCGATCACTGCAGCACTGCCCTGAACGGCAGGTCGAGCGACACCGCGCGCTTGTTGGTCTGCCAGTTCATGTGGTCCGACATGTCCACGCTGTCGGTGTCTAGGATCGCGAGGCTGGTGCGCTCGGGCGCGTTCAGATCCGGTACCAGCGCGACCGGCTCCAGGCCGCTGGCGGCGACGTGGTCGAGCAGCTCGGTCAGCGCGTCGAGCGTCGCATCGATTAACACACCGCCGTCGTCGAGTTGCCAGCTCCAGCGCCCGCCCTGACCCTTGCCGCGATACAGCGCGGCCGGATTCTGCCCCGCGCCGCGCGTCAGGCCGTAGGCGCGCGACAGCACCAGATCCGAGGCGCCCACCGTGGGCTGCCAGCCCAGCCCAGCCCACAGCCAGCCGATCGCACCACCCGTCACGGTGCCGGCGATGGTCACCCGCAGGTAACGCGCGGTGGCGCCGGTGTCAGGCACCGCGAGTATCGCGCCATGGCGCACGGCGGGCGTCAGGCTCCAGTCGCTGGGGGCGGCGTTGCCGCCGTCTATGGTGAGGGTGGCGCTGGCCGGCAGCGTGTGCAGGGCCAGCAGAACGGATTCGACGGGGGCGATCGCGCCGAAGTCGATATCGATCACGACGCCGTCGGTGTCGAACGCGAAGGCGTGCCCGATGCGCGGTTGGCGCATGCGGCTCGCGCCGTACTTCGCCACCGCCCGGTATGACCAGGTGTCGCCGGTGACGAATGAAGGCGCGGCGCCCGGCACGGCTGTCAGCGACAGCCCGTCGCCCAGGTCATGCACCAGGTCGAACAGATCGGCTTCGGTCCAGGCGCCACCGTCGCGACGCCAGCGCAGCCGACCGCCCTCGATCGCGACGCGAATCGCATCGCCAGCGGCAAACGGAATGCCGCCCGGCGCGAGTTCGGCCGTGATCTCGCCGTCGTTGTACGCGGCGGGTGCGCCCGGATCGTAGAGCCAGTCGGCCAGCGCCCCGGCGACCGAGCCGCGCACCGTCCATGTCTGGGTCGGATCGCCATCGGCGCCCGCCGTGAATGAGGCTGCGGCGGCGCTGACCACCGGTATCGTGATCGTGTCGCCCTCGGCATAAGCGTAGGAATTGGCCGCGCCCCGGATGGTCACCGTGAACGCATCGCCGACCTTGAGCCGGTGCTCGCACGGCGACACGAGGCCGAAGCCGAACTCGCGCGTCGAGACGATCTTGCCGGCCTCGTCGCGCGTCACGGATACATAGGGCTTGTTGGTAAAAGCGGGGAGGTATTCACCCGACTCATCGACCCACCAGTGAGTCGCGGCCGGATCATCACGCCAGCAGGAGCTTCCCCCTGCGCCGCTGGCGTCAGATTTTGGGACGATGCCCGCCAGTGTGCGACAGTAGTCCATGCGGGCGGCAAACGTACTCACGGCGTGCTCAATGACCAGGTCCGACCAGATCAACGCCCGGCCCGCGACGCCGGCGTCTGCCGTCCATACCACGGTGCCATCCGTCACAGTGTGGGCTCCTGCGGGCCAGTAAGGCTCGGCGCCGCCCGTGGTTCCGGGGGTGGTAACCGTATAGCGCCGCCCGTTCCCTGGTTCAATAGTGTCATTGAGACTCTTCGCGGTGGTGGCGCTCCAGTACGGCAGTAATATCTCCAGCGTTGCGCTACCGTCGGCAATCGGGTTGGTGGCACTGCCCCACGTGGGTTCCGTGCCGCCCAGCTCGCCACCGGCAATGACCAGGTAGAGGTTGCCGTTCGGCACACTAGGTTTGATGTGCTGACCCTCGGTCACTGCCAGGGCGGCCTCCCACGTGATGGCCGTCACGCCGGAGACGGCCGCCTCGCCATCGGGGACCACCGATGAACTGCCCAGCCCACCAAATTTCGCCGCAAACGCTTGCAGGTCCACCAATGCCGTATCCCATGCGCTCCGCGCGGCGCTATTTGGATAGATCTCGGTCAACGCGGCAGCGTATACAGCCGTCGTCTGGTTCACAAAATCGATATCAGGCCGATCCGCCGATAGCATTGCGTAGTGGCCATTGGCGTAACCGAGCAACGTTACCCCCACATTTTCCGCCAGAAAATCCCGTCGCCACTCGTACAGATCCTCAAGCCGAGATTGGTACTCAGCGTCCAGTGCCATTGCGGACCCTCCATCGGTAAGCCCCAGGCACGCGTCCGACACGTGCAGCGGGGGCATGTTTTCGCACACGCAATCTGCGGGTGGTCTTTTTCTGTAGGTGAATGTGATGCTCTTGTCGGTGGCGGCCACGCCCAGGCGCAGCGGCTTGAAGCAGATCGCCGGCAAGCCCTCTTCATCGCTGCGGCTCGTGAGCGACACCACGGCGCTGATGCGCGCGGTGGTGCCGGACGGGGCGGTGAGCGCCGGTATCGTGAATGACACCGGCCCGTGGGTGTACGGCACGCCGGTCGAGGCGTTGGGCAGTGCGCCCGACACCCCGCCGGTGACCGACCAGGCACCGCCTCCGCCTCCGGATCGACCGAGAAACGCCAGCGTGATGTTCTCGGTCGGCGCGGCCGGCGCCACGACGATATCATCCAGGCCGCGAAACGCCGTGGCGCGCACGCCCGACTTGATCGGCAGCGCATGCGCGTCGGTGCGCAGCGGGATGTCGGTGACCGCCATGCCGCCGGGCGCGGTGTCGCGCGCGACGATGCCGCGCACCTCGACCAGGGCGCTGCGCGCCTCGACCTGGGTGACGAAGTCGTACACGGTAACGACGTTCGGATAGGTCTCGGTGCTCACCCCGTCGGACAGCGCCAGCGTGTAGTCGCCCGAGACCTCCAGCACCCGCGTGTCAGCCGGGATGTCAAACGCCGGCGCCGGGTCGAGCCGATACACGAAACGCCCCGCGTCCCACACTTTCCACGACCTGTGCACCGTCGGAAAGCGCTCGAAGCGCATTCGCAGTGCCCCACCAGGAATGCCGGCGCCAGTCGCCGGGGGCTGGCCCCAGTCCCATTCTGGGCCGTCCAGCGTATCCGTGCCAGCCGTGATCGGATCGAGCGTGGCGTATGGCAAGGGCGTGTCGGTGAGGTTGCGCGTTACCGTCAGCGAGAGCGCGTTACCCGCCGCACCAGGTGCGCGGGCTGCGAGCACCACGCCGAAGAAGTCCAGCTCGGCCGCCACGTCCGGGGTGCCGGCATCAAGCAGGGTGAAGGTGTAGGTCTCGGGCACCGCGCCCACGCCCAGCGCCGTGATCGCCAGCGAGCCATTGCCCACCCCGTTGATGGTCGGCGCCGAGGCGCGCAGCGCGCCGCTGCCGGACACGATCTCGACATCGATGTCGGTGTCGGCCGCGCCCGTGTACGGACCGGCCAGCGTCATGCGCCCGCCGCCCGTGCGGCTCGACGCGATCAGCCGCAAGTCGGTGCTCGCGCGCTGCGCGCTGACCGCGATCGCGGCCTCGCGCACCTGGTTGGTGTGGTTGGCGAGGATGCGGTTGCACGAGATCGACATCGTCACACCCCGCGCCGAGTCAGATCGGCCATCACCGGTCCGAGGCGGCGCGATAGCGCCTCCAGCGACCCGCGATCGCTGATGTCGAGCAGACCTTCGATGACGACCGTGACCGGGGGCGCGGGCTTTTCCGCGCCGCCGCCGCTACCGCCACCGCTCGGGGGCGGGCGATCGTAGCTCAAACCGCCACCGCTGCCGCTGCCGCCGCTACCACCTTGGCCCTTCTCCTTCTTCTCCCTGGCCCTGCTGATTTTTTCGATCAGCACGAGCTGCTCTTGCAGCAGCCGGATCTCGGCTTCGAGTCGGGTGACTTCGGCGTCCTCGCCGCGCACCTTTGCGCGTTGTATCTCAAGCTGCATCAACTGGATGTTGCGTTCGACTTTCGCGAGGTCGCGGGCCTTTTCGGCGGCGTCGATCTGTTCCTTGGTGCCTTCGAGGCGCAGCAGCTCCAGGCGCAGATCCTCGACGCCGTCGCCGGCGGTCGAGTTCAGCGCGTTCTGGCGCTTGTCGATGTCCTCAAGCGTGCGGATGTAGCCGCGTGCGTAACGCTCCAGGAAGTCGTAGGGGTTGGCGTCGGTGCTCATGCTGAGCGCCACGCGTTTGGCGGCTTCAATGGCTTCGTCCGCGTACTGGCTCGCGGCGGCGGCGCCGGTGAGCCAGGGGACTTTGAGACCCTTCTCCAGATCGACGGCGGCGCCGCCGACGACTTCGGCGACTTCCTTGGTGGCCTTCTTGGTCCCCTCGGCCAGCTCGCGCACTTTCTGCAGCTCGGCCTCATCCGCTTCGGCTTTGTCGCGCGATGCCTCGGCGGTGTCGCGCTTGGCGGCTGCCGCCTCTTCGGCGGTGGCGATGGCTTCCTTCTCGGCCTCCGACACCTCTCCGTCGGCGGCGGCTTCCTTCTTCAGTGCCGCGACCTTCTTGTCAGCGGCGCTGGCTTCGGCTTCCTTGGCGGTGGCGATGCGGCGCGAGCCTTGCAACTGGGTTTCAGCCAGCGCGATCTGGGCCTTCGTGATCTCGGCTTCGTCGCCTTTGGCGCGGGCCAGCTCCAGCGTGACTTCCGCCGCGCGCACGTCTGCGGCGGCTTTGCGTTCGGTGACCTGGGTGGATTTCTCGGCCGCTTCGATCGTCGCGTCCATCGCTTCGGCGATGGCCTTCATGTTCTCCGAGAGCGGGTTTGCGGCGGCCAGGAGTTTCTTGAGCGCGGCTTCTTGCCCGAGTGCGGCGGCTTCGGCTTTGAGGCTGGCCGTGGCCACGCCCTCGTTGGCCTCGATCGCGCGCTTGGCGTATTCGAGCCAGGCCTGCGCCAACTCGCGCGGCCCGGCCTTGCCGCTGGCCGCGATGACGTCGTAAGCCTCTTTCGCTGCGCGCGCGGCTTCCATCAGGGCTGTTTTGGAGGTGACGCCCAGCTCGCGGAAGGCGTCCTCGACCGATTGGATGCCTGGCGTCATCTCGTCGATACGCGCACGCGCCTTGGCCGATTCTTCGCCCAGGCGCGCCATGGCGTCGGCGCCGAGTTTGCCCTGCTTGGCCAGTTCGGCCATGCGCTGGTTGAGTTGATCCAGCGCGGGCTGGCTGTCGGCAGCAGTAAAGGCTTTTACGAACGCCATCTCGATGGCGATCGCGGATTGCTCGGCGCTGACTTTCCCTTTTTCCAGCGACTTGACGATAAGGTCGAGCGAGCCGATCGCTTCCTGCGCGGCCGGGCTGATCCGGCCCAGTGCGGTTTCCGCCGTGATGCCCAGTTTCTCGAACGAGGCGGCAAGCACCAGGTCATTGACATCGGCCAGCGCCTGAGCCGATTCCTTGCCACGGCCCAAGGCCATTTCCGCCTGAATGCCGAACTCGCGCAGCTCGTTGGCGCTCAGCTGCGCCAGGCGATCGCCCAGTGCGACCTGGATCTGCTCGCCGGTCGCCAGCGCCGACTTGCGCAGCAGCTCCAGGTCGCCCAGCAGCTTGCCGATACCGCCCGTATCCGAGATGTCGGCGGCGTTGATGACCTTTCTCAATGCGGCGGCGGTGTTTTCACCTTCCGCGCGCATCTTCATGAACTCGGCCTGCATCTCCTCCAGCTTGAAGCGTGCTGCTTCGGCCTCGGTCGCGACCAGCTTGATCCCGCCCGCCCCCTTGATCCATGAATCGGTCGCCTTGTCGAACACAATCGTGCCCGCCTCGATCGCCGCGTCGAAGTCCTGTTTACTCTTGATCGCAACGCCGGTCTCTGCCGAAATCTCGCGGTACTTGGCTGCAAGCTTGTCCTGTGTTTCAGCCAGGCTGTCTTCAGCTTCCTGGAGCCGCTCTGCGTTCTCCCGCAACTCGTCCAGCCCACCCGACAGCTCAGCCGCAGCAAACGCGACGGTCGCAAACACTGCGACTGGCAGCGATGCGAACGCCGCCTTGCCGGTGATTGCAAGCCTCGATTGGGCGGCAGCCAACCCGGCGCTGGCTACCGTCGCCACGGTCATGGCCTGCGCGTAGGCCGTTGCCGCCGCCACGCCCTTCACGGCAAGATTACCCACCGCAGCTGCACCGACCACGCCGGCCAGCGTCGCTACGGTATCGAGGTTTTCGGCGAGAAACTCCAGCGCGTCGGAAATCTGGTTGGCTACGGCGATCAGCGCCGGCTGCAGCGCATCACCGCTCTTGACCTTCAGCTCTTCAAAGCGCTGGCCGACCGTGTCGAGCGCCCCAGCCAGCCCGCCCGCCATTTCGCGCGCGACGCCGCCGACCTGCTCGGCTACCTTGTCAAGAATCACACCGTGCGCCTGGGCCGTTTCGCCCGCTTCGGCGAGGCTCTTGATCAGCTCCTGTTCCTGCTCGGTGAACGACACGCCGGAGCGGGTCAGCGCGGACAGCCCGCGTGCGGGGTCTTCCAGTGCTTTGCCGAGCTGTAGCGCCGCCGACTTGGTGTCGCCGCCCATGACCGAGGCGAGATCCTGCGACAGCTCCAGGGCGCGTGCGAATGATTGCCCACTGACCGTCTTGAACGTCAGTAGTGCCGCTGCGGCGTCTTCGAACCCCTGTATGCTGCCGAGCGTGGCCAGCGCCAGCTCCGAGGCCATGTCGTGAATCTGCTCGGCGGTGAAGCCGGCCGCGCCGCCGGTGGCGCGCACCACGCCTTCGAGCTTGCGCTGGCGCGTGTCGGCCTCCATGGATTCCAGCGCTACCGCCTTGAGCGTGCCCGCCAGCGCCAGCACGCCCGCACCGGCCGCCGCCACCTTGACCAGCGCCGCCTGCAGGGCTGCGGTGTCGTCGGCGGCTTGTTCGGCGCTGTCGCCGACCTGGTCGGTCGCATCGGCAGCCTCATGCAGCGCGCCGGTCGCCTCTCCTGCCCCGGTGCGTAGTTCGGTGGTCGGATCTGGGATCGACTGCGCACCCTCAGCGGCGAGCGCTTGCAGCTCGGCCGTCATCGCGGCGACATCTTCCAGCCCCTTGACCAGCGCCTGGATTCTGATCGAGGTATTGAGGTTGCCGGACATTACTCAGTCACCCCCCGCGCGCCAGCCGTGCTCACGCCTCGATCGTCGCAGCGCTAATAAACAGTGTATCGAGCGCAGCATCATCTAGCCCGAGTGCCGCGGCCATAGCCAGCACGGTATCGCTGTTACGCTGGAATACCTGCGCGTCAGCCCATGCCAACCGCGTCAACATCGGCGTCGCCGGATTCGCCATCAGCGCGTCCACGGCATCGAACAGCCCTGCTTGATAGATAGCGGCGCGGGCCTGAAAGCGCGACACCTGCGCGGGCACTGCGAGAGGCTCGGGATCGGCGTGCACGACCTGCCAGGCGCCGTCCCGAAACATCGCCGAACTCACCTGCGGGTCGTGTTCCGGCGGCGCGAGTTCGGTCGCTCCCATCCAGGCGGCGGGCGTATCGGTGCGTATCAGCTCGCCCGTGTGAGGACTGTAAAACCAACGTTGTTCCAACATTCCACCCCCAAATAGCGCGAGTCAGCATCATTGTCCCGGCGGCTTTCGCCGCCTCAATCAAGTTCCAGGTGGTCACCGAGGGCGCGCAAGCCGATGAGCCAGCCCCAGCTCCACGGATAGTTGCTCCAGTCGGAAGAACGCGACCCGGACGCCGAGCCGCGGTTGCGCGAGCCACCTAGCAACACCCTGGTCAGAGCAGTGCTGTTATACAGAAACAACGAGCCGCGGCCACCTGTTCTGGCGCGCCAAGCCCAGCCCTCGGATGTGCCATCGGCTCGATAATTAGCGTTCAGGCCCCATATGTATTGATGCCCGCTCGCCTGCTCCAGACCCCACTTGGATGTGTAGCCGGGTTGGCGCAGCGTGGCGGGGACCGTCTCGGCAGCGCCGCCCAGCGACTGCGCTTCTGTCACGCCGTAAGCGGCCCGCACAAACTCCGCTTCGGTAAAGAGTCGCTTGCCGTGCGCGCCCGCGATCTCGACCGCTTGCCACCAGGTGAATTCGGTATACGTCGCGGCCCCATTGCCGCCGAACGCCGCCGGGATGCGCGGCAACACCGTGCCGGATGCCACGCTGGAGCCGTGCCGGCTGGTGCCGTCAGCGTCGTGGGTCGCACCGGTTAGATACAGGTCAGCCCAAAACGCACGGGCTACCAATGCCATGCCGCGCGGATCGCACGTCGGGCGAAACTTCTGATCCCAGATCGAGTGAGCGTTGATACCTGCGATCAAATCCACATCGGATTGCGTCCAGATCATCCCATCGCCCGTAGTCGCAAATGACCCGCCCGCGACCGTCGTACCCGGCGGCACCGCGCCGTAGTGAAACCCGCCGATCTTCACCGCGCCAGTAACCGGCGCAGTCGCCGGGGCCGAATACGGGTCGGCGACCGCCGAGGCGCTGCCGTCCGGGTGCACCCATACGCTGTAGTCCTCGCCGGTCGTAAGAGCAGGCATCGACACGGGCGTCTCCAGCGCAAATCGCACCACCCCGCCAGCGACGGCAACTGCAGTCCCAGCCGCGATACTGACGGCCTGCGCCCCCGTCTTGATCAGACAAGGCGCGCCGCGCTGCGGCTTGATCAGCGACGACACCGACGCCGCGAGATCCGATTGCGAGATGCTTCCCCAGAAACCGTGCAGTTTTACGTTCACAACGGCCCCCGGCTCAGTCGAACAGAGACACGCGTGCAAAGCCGCCGTACTCGGTATCCGACTCCAGCTCGGGTACGAACAGCGCGTTGCCGGAGAGCGTCAGCGTCGCCTCTTCGCTCGTGATCCAGCTGAAGTCGCCATCCAGCGCGAGCGAGATGCGCGGGATGATCAGCCGCCCTTTCTGCCCGTCTTGGTTTACGCCATTGAAAACCACCCCGCGCTCGACATTGGTGCGTGAGAACGCAGCAATGTTCACGTAAGCGCCATAGCTGTAATCCGCCACAACTGGCTCAACGTGGGCCGCCGGGTGCGCAATCAGTTTCAGCCTCGCGTGGTCAGCATCTTCGACTGTGTAATGGGTGTTTTCGACATACGCCAGCGGTGTGGATGGCGTTGAATCGGTGATAACAATGCTGCTCGCCTTCGGGTGCCGCAGCGTGAAGTAATCGCCCTCGGCCAGCGGCGGCAACGCCTCGCCTGTAACAGTGCTGCTTGTCACATCGACCGCCTCACCGTAGAGCGCCCCAGCGAGCGTACGCCCGGAAAATTGCACCATCGCAATCGACACGGCCATCGTCTTGCCGGTCTCAAGCTGCTTGAGTGTTAGCTTCTGCCCGGAGCACGACTCTTGAATGTCTTTCGTGTTGCGACTGATGTTGGTGTTTAGTTGGGACGTCCCGCAACCCACGCGGTACAGATTCACCAGATAGCCCATGTCCGGAGTGCCGTTCACGGGATCGTATTCACCGATCAAGACAGGCCCCTGGCCTGCCCAGATCATCGAGCTGTTCTTCGTCATCGTCATCGCGGCTTACTCCTTTGCACGTGCTGCGTTTTTTATCGGAGCGCGACGGCCAGGCTGCGCATCACTGCCAGCCTCTGGCTGCTGCTCGTCTGTCGTTCTCACGGCCTCAGCCACGCCGAGCGCCACCAACCAGTCAGTCTGATCGGTGCGCAGGCCCCGAAGCGTGGCGCCGGCCGGGTACGTCCGTCCCGCATGGGTGTGAGGCTTTTTGAGTATTACGTCGGTCATGAAAATTGCTCTCCTTAATTACGCGCAGGGCGCTGGCTTGAATGTGATCGGGCAACTCCAGCCGAGAGGCAGATAGAAATGACCGTCTCGATAGCCCGCTTCTGGTGCCTGCGTGATGTGCATCGGGCGGGCGCCTGACAGGTCGGCAAATCGGTGCTGGTACATTGCATCGATGACTTGCGCGGCTAGCACGCCAGCGCTTTGGCGGGCATCCGACCCGACCGCCAGGTTGGCCAGGTTGCGCACCGCAACCACTGTGAGCCACGTCTGCTCGATGCTGACGAACGCGGGCACGTCCGACTCGCGCACGCGGTAGCCGCGATAAAGCACATGCACCGCTGGCGTTGGCTGCGTAGCCTCGACCAGCCCGACCAGATCCGCAGCGCTCAGCACATACACTCCGGGCGAGAGTGCGCTGCGCAGGTGCGCCGTAATCAGTGGCTCCAGCGCCAGGAAGTTGTCCGGGCGCAGGCTCATTTCAGCAGGCTCATTGCACATACTCAAAAACGGTTGCGCCCCCGCTCGACGCAACGCGGATGGCGGTCACCGGCCCAGCAAACACAACCAAAGTCGAGCTGGTTACGGCGTCTTCGATCGTGACCCAGCGTGCCGTCTCAGGCGCCATGCGCAGTTGTGCAGTTGGCGTAATCGTGACTGCTACCGACGCGCTGGCGCCCGCACTCGGGTGGATCGCAATCGACCATGGAGCACGCACCCGGTCGATAAGTGCTGTCTCGTCGGCCGCCAGTGAAACGCTGCGGCCGCTATCGGATAACAAATTCATTAGAACCCCCGCAGCGTGTCGTCAGTGATCTGGCGCGGGCTGAACTCTGCTCGCGTCTCCGGGTCAGCACCCTGGGCGTCGTGTTGGCCCAGCGACACACGCCCGGCCGCCAGATCGCGCAGATAGTCGTCAGCCCAGCGCGTGCCGTCCGCCAGTTCTTTCGAGATCGGCGTGCCGAACAAGCGCCGGTAGGCGATGGTGGCCACAACTGTCGGTAGGTCACTGGCAGCGATCAGATCGGCGGTCAGCGGCCCCTTGAAGCGCGGGTTGATGTAGGTGTCGGCGTGGCGGCTGGCGCGGTCGAGGGTGTCCTCGATCACAACCAGCGCGTACTGCCCTAGTTGCACCACGTCAGCCGGCCAGGCACTGGTGTCGGCACCATCGGCCAGGGCGCGGATCAGCTCGCCGGTGACGCGTGCGTCGCGTGCGGCACGCTGGGCCAGATCGGTCCAGCCTCCGGTGGCGACGCGCGCGAGATCGGCGGGTTCGGCGTAGCGCATGGTTACGGGTGCACCTGCTTGAGAATCTGCACTTCGACCAGCTCGCCATCGGCAGCAGCGGACAGCGCCCGGCCGCAGTTGTCTGCGACAGTGCCGACGATCGCCTTGCCATCCGTGCCCGGCTTCACAAAGTCGAACGCGGCAAGGGCGCCCTCGGCCTCCACCAGGTAGGTGTAACCGGTGACCGCAGACACGGCCTGACCGATCTCGGCGGCGGACTCGGTAACGCCAACGGCGTCTTTCGCCCCGCCGGCGGTGGTTGCATACCCGCCGTCGTAGGCAACGAACCGGTGCGCGGCGAGCGCGGCGGTCGCGACGATGGTGGCGGCGTGTTGTTTATCGAACTGGCGCATGAGTGACTCCTGTAGGTTGTTCAGTGGTTACACGGTGAGCCGGTCGCGCAGCTCGGCGAGCGTTGCCGGACCGATGCCGCTGACCTTGACCAGGTCATCCACGGATGCGAACGGGCCGTGCTTGGTGCGGTACGCGACGGTTGCGAGCGCGAGCTTTTCACTCAAGCCGACCGCGACCAGGTCCAGAGCAGAATCCGTGTTGATGTTGTAGAGCACCGGCGCATCGAGCTGCTCAAGCTGATCCTCTCCGGCGTCCGGGGCATCCCCGGACGCCGCGACAGGCTCGCTCTCACGTGTGTTGGTGCCGGGGATACCCTCCCCGGCCAGGGTGGCCCCGCCCGAGGGCGCGGCGGTTTCCGGTTGCGCGGGCGCGCGCTCGATCGAACCCATGCCCCTGAGCGCCTCGATATCCTTGGCGGGCAGCTCGGGCAGCGGCTGGCCGGGTTCGATCGTGGTGCGCTCGCCGTCGATCACGACAAGCACACTGACAACGGCGGTGTATTTGTCCATGGTCACAGTCACTTCGGGTTCTGGAACAGGAACGCGGCGGTGTTGTAGGCCACGTTGGGCTTGCGCTCGTAGGTCGCGCCGTAGATCCAGCTCTTCGAGTCGCCGTTGTAACGTGGCTGCTCGGCAAACGGGTGGCCTTCGAGCACATTGGTGAAGCCGAAGGCCGGCTCGGCGAGGCTGATGTCACCCGAGCCCGCCGCCATCTTCGGCACGTAGGCCAGCACCGCGTTGTTGCCCCACACGTCGGCGCCGACATCCGCATCGTTGATCCACACCGCGTCACCGATATCGATGGTCTCGACGTTGAGGATGCTCTTCAGTTGGTCGAGCGTTGCCGGCCCCATCTGTGTGCTGGGTAAGTACGCCTTGACCTCGGCGTTGTGGCGCAGCGCGCTTGCGGCGTCGGCCGACAGCGTGAGCGTGTTCGGCCGCTTGCCGATCTTCTTGCGAATCGTGTTGCTGGCGTTCTCGATATCAGTCACCGGCTTGCCGTCCGCGTGGCTCCACTTAGTCGCACCGGCCAGCGCCAGCGTGTGGCCAGCGGCGTAGGTCGCCGGGCTGGTGGCCAGCTCCGCGCACTCCAGCTCGTAGTCCAGGCCGAGAATGTCGTTCGCCGTGACCATGGCGATGCGGCTGATGTCGAGGTTCGCGGTCAGGTTCAGCCGGCGCGCTTCGTCCGACTCGCGGATCAGCTCGCGCGGAATCGGGATGTCGACGGCGTACTGCTCGACCTCATACGTCTTGCCTTCGTACTTGATCTTGACCTGCTTGGTCGGCGCACCCGGTGCGCGGCGCAGGCCGTAGCGACGGAAACGCTCGTCGCCGAGCTGCGCAAGCTGGATCTTTGACAGCGCCTGCGGCAAGCGCGGAAACAAGCGCTCGGCAATCATCGTGCCCTGACCCATACCGAGCAGCAGCGTGGTCAGGACGGGGTTTGCCTTGAGGCGGATTTCTTCCGGAGTCATGGTGTCGGTTCCTCGTATGTCTGGTGGTGGCGATCAGGCGGTGAAGCTCACGACCTTGCTCAGGGCGTCCGCATAACTCACGTTGTGCTGCGCGGCATATGCCGTGGCGCGCCTGTGGAGTTCGTCGTCGTTCTCGGGGGCGGTGGCATGGCCGACGCCACCCGCTGCCTGCTCGCTGTAGTTCACCACCGGCTTGGCAGCGGCAATCAAGCCCTTGAGCCAGTCGGCCGGGGCGAGCTTCTTGGTGGCGCCGGCTTCGGCAAATTCGACCGGGGCGGCATCGGCCAGGGTGTCGAGCACGGCCACGGCCGCAGCGGCGTCCTTGGGCAGCAACTTGCCCGCCTTCACCTGCTCTTCGCAGAACGACACATAGCCCGCGTGGCGTTCGGTACGCGCGGCCTCGGCAAACTGCGCGAGCTTGGCATCGGCTTCGGCCTTCTCTTTCACAGCGGCGGCGGCACGTGCGTTCGCCTCGGCGGTGGCCTTTTCTGCCTCGGCCAGCTTGGCCTGGAGTTCCTTGTCCATCTGATCGTCCTCTTCGGTTGTTTTGCCGGACGGGGCGCCGGCTTCGGAAAAGCTGACCGCACCGGCAGCGTCGTCGGCGAACTGGATATCCTTCAGCCCGGCGATCGCGGGCGGCTGCGCGCCCAGGAACGCGACGTGGCGCAGATACCACTTGCCAGGCGTCGGGTTGTTCGGGTGGCTCGGGGGGTAGAACGAAGCGCTGCGCTTGGGGAAGCGGCGCTGGGAAACCATCTCGGCGAACTGCGGCTCGACATCGCGCAGCCCGGCAGTCTGCAAACGCCCCTCGGCATTCACGGCCAGCCCTTGCACCCAGCCGTAGGCCGGGCGGTTGTGTTCCGGGTGGCCGATGGTCAGCGGCGCTTCGCGCACGGCCGGGTTATAGACCTCGGCCATGCCGGCAACGTCAGCGGGCGAGAATTCGTGCGCGTTGCCGGCGTCGTCTATGTGACGGCCGGGGCGGAAGATCTCGATCGAGTCGGGGAGCTGTGCGGTGTTCATGCCTCGCATTGTTCGCGCGGGGCAGGGGTGGCACTAAATGAAGTGCTTCAATTATTTGAGCAGGACGCCCAACGGGCAATCGAGCGGACGCGCCAGGGCGCGCCGCTCATCTAGGGATTCGGCGTCACACAATGCAGGCACACAGCGGTTTCCACTGTCACCGGCCCCTTTCGGCTTTTCGCTTCGTACCGGTCAATCTGGTCGCTCAGCTCCTGCGGGTATTTCCACTTTCCGCAGCGCCCGC